CCTTTTCAAAAGATACCTTGTAAAATTAAGACTTGGCTGAACACGTTTAATCGAGTAATCCGCCGACTTTCTGTCTACAATGGTATTTTGTTCGTCTATGTACCTAACTTTGCTTGTATGCCAAATTAGAGACGTTTCGTCAATAGGTATTCTGTTTTTCTCCATGAGAAGAATCGCATCATACTCGCTGATGTCAACTCCAAAAGACTTCGCTTCTGCTTCACCGCCGGACATTGCAATATTCCCTCTAAAATCAATTGGATTTGAATACCCGGGTTCTGTTTCTCCTGTTTCTACTGGAACTTTCTGACCGTCCACCTCAATGTATATGATGTTTCCATCTTCGTCTCTCTCGTAAACCGGAACCTCTCCTACTTGTAACGCATACTTTAGGTTTTGCTTATTTTTTTCTAAAAGTCTCATGGAGATGCCTTCTTTATTTTACACGTAGTTTTTGCCCCGGATAAATTAAATTCGGATTGCTAATTCCATTTAAGTTTGCAATCGACTGATAATTAGTTCCGTATTTTGCAGCAATTCCAGAAAGTGTATCTCCGGATTGTACTGTATAATATACTGCACCGCCACCGGATGTTCCGTTTATCTTGTTCTGTACTTCATTGTACCGATTTCCAAGAGCTGCTTTTCTAGTATCTCCGTTTCCGTATTTTCCAGCATATACTTCCGCTACAAGAGTATCTACAGATGCAGATGCAATATGGTTAATCGTATTCTGCACCTCATCGTATCGATTTCCAAGAGCTGCTTTTCTCGCATCTCCATTTCCATAAGAGCCTTTCATAGTCGCAACAAGTAAATCTAACGTAGATCCAGATGGTGATGCTACTGGCGGCTTCGGTTTTACACTCCCTCCTGTAATTTCTGCCGGATAATCTCGATAGCAATGGTTCATATCCACATTCCCGGAAATCCCCGGAACAGATCCGCCCGACGTATACTGCCAGATATCGTATGTTCCTTTATATGTACAAACCGAATTATACTGTGCCACCCATTTCACAAACCGTTCCAATCCTACAAGGTAGTTTGTCCACCAGTTTGTATTCGCATAAACTCCGCACCAATAGCCTGCTTTTTCGATAATATTTCCAAAGATATTTGCTCTTTGAATCGCTCCTTTTTCCGTTTCAGCCTGTTCTAAATCCAAGTAAATCGGGTAAGAAAGTTTATATCCGCTTACCAATCTTAACACATGTTCTGCTTCACTTCTCGCCTGCGAATCACTTGTCGCATAGGAGTAGATATACACTCCAAACGGAATACCGAGCCGTGTGCATTCATCTGCATTTCTTTTCCATTGCTTATCGTCCTGACTTACAATATTATCTCCATATCCGCATCGTAAGATTGCCCCATCTATATGTCCTTTTACCGCATCCCAGTTAATAGTTCCTTGATGTTCACTTACATCTATCACTCTTAAATTTGCCATGTTCTCCTCCTTCATGAATGTATGCCGACACAAAAGAGGACGATCACTCGCCCTCTGAATTTTCGTCTTTATTCACTACATAAAATCTTTTCCACAATTCCGCCACTTTTTCCCATCCGTACATTGCTACAAAAGCTACTAACAAACCTGCTAAAATCGCAGCGAGAATCATATACCAAATGATTGTCTGATGAATATAGTCCATATAAGCTACAAATGCCGTAACCGTAAGACCAATAGACAATACAAATACAAGAATATCTGTCGGAATTTTCTTTAATCCCGATACCCCTTTAAACACCTGTGTAATTACAGAAACAGCAAAAGCAAGAACTCCTACAATTCCAATAACAAGCGTCATATTTACAATAATCTGC